CTTTATCGAGAGCATTTTTATAATCGGTTATTATGTCCGATGGTCTAAGACGATATGCGAACGTGACTCGGACAAGGGAAGTCAATACAACTCCGACAGCTCTCCTCTGTCTCTCAGCGAGAGCGGAGGATGAGAAGACCTCGACACTATATCCGAGATGCGCTATCGTGTTCTGAGATCGTCCAAAGAAGGACGGGAGCATCCTCACTTGACGAAACCCGGAGAGAGTATCGATTTGAGAGGATACAGCTGATTGAACCTGAGCGCAGGAGATCCCCATCAGTATCTCCTCCTTCGATAATATTGTCCGGGTCTATTTAGGAATATAGTCGGAAAACCTCTCGTTCTCTCATTCGGATCGTCTGCCTCTCCGTCGTGATCGGCATCATAGATGAAGTTTATCTGATCAAACTCATCCCTGTATAGCTTATAGTGCTCATTCGCTAAATCGAGGTATCTTCCTTGTGATTGACCGAGAGAAGAATGGAAATCTCGAAAGATGAGATATAAGCTGAGATGACGATGAGACTCGAAGAAAGCCTCCGGAGACATCATCAAGTACTCGTATCCCATTCCCTGATTCCGGATTCTCCGAAGTATTTGATACCAGGCATCATCGATGTATTGCTGATAACTTGTCAGAGAGGAGGGTCTGAGATTATCGAGATCGCTATATGTCGCAGTTAGATCAACATCAGAGACAACAGGATACAATCTCCGACGGACGAGAGCAGCCATCCGACGAAAGAGAAACTCCTCTCCGGAGATTGTTATAGTCCACTCCTGAACATATCCCTCTCCGAGCAGCTCTGTATCGGAGAGCTGCTCGGATGTATGAGAATATGAAACAGTCCCTGCCCCGGCGCTTGTCGCTGTCGCTCCTGTCAGGAGATCTTCTCCCGTCGGTTTCGTGAGCGTATATGTCGCAGCAGTAGGAATCAGCTGAGATCCATTCCGGAAGACCTTGATCTCTGTTGTTTGAGATCGTCCTCTTTCGAGCAACTCAACTGTTCTGATCTGCGGAGCGTATGGAGTGGATAGTGTCATTATTAAGCCTTAATTACATCCCACCATGCTGCTCCGTCGGAGACGACGAATACAGCTTGACCTGCTGTGAGAGTTGCGATTGTATTGGCATCCTCATCCTTTACGAGGATGTTTGAGGATGAAGAGGCTCTGTTGTTTACCCAGAAAGAAGCTCCATCCTTATATGTCGGAAGGATACAATCGAGGGTCCCTGTATTGTTTCTCAGGAGTTGATACTGAGCATCTCGATACGTGAGTGTTTTATTTGTTGTGATCGTCTCTGGATTCACTGAATCAGGCTGTACGATATGACGAGGGATTCGGAATTCCTGTTTAGATGTAAAGCTCATCTCAGCTCCTCTTTTTATTCTCTGCTCGGTTTATATGCTTGACTACAATATCCCGAGCTTGTTTATGTGTGATGTGTGATTGTTGAGAGATTTTATGAGCGATTCTGTCGATCGCTGCTCGCTTGTTATCCTCAGAGCTCATAAGATTTGACTCCGTACTTTTCGAGACGATCAATCGCTTTCTTGGTATTCTTATATTTTTCTTGTTTCGTTTTGAGTCGAGATGCTACTTCCGGAATATGCTGATCTCTTTCGAGTCGAGACATCGCTCGATTCATCGAGATCAACATGAGAGAAGCGATCTGAGGATGAGGAGGATTGATATGTCCATCTCTCACGAGAGACAGTCTCCAATCATCGAATTTTTCGTGATCGAAATGCTCGATGATTCTCCTTCCGATCTGCTCAAACCTGATATATTTTGTCGTATGATAGTTTCCTCGATTCGCAGGATAAACACGCATGTAATCATGTTTTGAAGCATCGAGGAGAGTCCATCCTATATCTTGCATCCTCGCCCTCATCGTTGAGGAATCGAGACGTTTTCCGATAGCTCTCGTCGCATTGACTCCGGGAGTCTCCGGGAGAGATGTGAGGACAGGGAGAAGAACAGGAATACTCTGTTTCTTTCTTTTTCCCTCATCTGTCTCGATTGTCGCAGGATACATTTTGAGTTCCCAATTCTCCGGATTATGAGCGAATACAAATCTCGAATTCGCTCTCTTTGGGAGTCTGGTTTCTATTTGCGTTCTCTCTTCCCAAGGTTGAGAGATTGATTCATAATCCATTGTAGTCTCCAATAAAAAAGAGTCGGGAGACTGACATCCGGAGACTACAAAAAGAATGCAATCTCCCGACAAATCAGTCTTTTATCGAGCGCTGAGTAGTTTTACACCTCGAGCATCCTCGATGATTCCGATCCCGAGATAAGCATGTCCGACAATATATGTCTTGGCGCTCATCGGACGACGATCGAACTCAACAACAACTTTCCCCATGCTCATCAAGTCAGCAGAGCCGGGAATGTTTGAAGGGATACCGTCGACGAATCCGAGAGCCATCGGGGAAATCATAAAGTTATCATATCCAGAGGAAGCGTTCTCATTTACGTACTTCGAGCGATACACATCCACACCGAAGAGATTTCCTGCGAAATTCTCTCCTTTAATTCGGAGCATATCCATTGAACTCTGCATCCGAGAAATAGCGTTCCCTGTCTCATTTCGAAGGCTATCCTGTAATTCGGTTAATGCTTTGGGACTCAATACACAGGCATAAGGACCAGGAGCTCCTGCTCCGGAGGATGCTTGTTCAAGTGCAAAAATAGCATCGAAGAAATCATCAACGCTGAGAAGATTTGTATTCGCTCCTGCTGTTGTGGAGAAACTAGCAGCAGCAGAACCGGTCAACTCAGCGAAACGAGCCTCATACGATCCGCTGATGGATTGAGCGATTCGGAAAGGATCGATGTCCTGAGAACCTGACAATCCAGTCATTGAAGCGAGATCATCCATCTCATAGATGATGTACTGTCTCGCAGCTGCGAGATCTGCATTGTTGATTGTTAAAGCTGTGGTATTTGAGCTCTCATCGCTGATCTCAGAGGTAGCAGCAGCCATAGAATCATAACCGTCCAAACCAGCGAGACGAACCCTCACTGTATCGCTTCCAAGGCCATTTATAGAGCCTTGATAGCTCAATAGACCAGTGTTTCGGAGGTTAGCGTTATCTTTTAAAAGAAGGTTGATTTCTTGGGAGATCATCGCAGCAAGTCGGAGCTTTCCGACAAGACCGCCTGATGCGCTCACGTTGTCAAACGTAATTGGGTTAGTAGTCGCCATTAGACTATTCCTTTTCTTTGGGGTTGAGTGTTTCAGAGTGCTTCCTGAGGCTCTCAGCTGTTCCCGGTGCGACCGTACCTCAAACCCGATTTCGGGATTTATTCTCTATTATTATATCATAAAGTGTAAAAATGCAAATTGTAGAAATTATCGCAAAAAATAATAACGGATCTTTTTATTTTGTACCTAAAAAACGACAGAAGAAATCATCATATTTAAAAGCAATAGAATCCTGTCGATTGTTTAACGGAGAGAGAGTCCTTTCCCCTTCTCTTTCAGAGCTTTCTTCGCATCCTGATAGAGCTGTAAATCCGGACCTTTCGTCACAGTATCTCCTCGTTGCAAAAAGGAATAAACACGAGCTCGTGCCCATTGAGCAGGAGTCGCTCCCGGACGATGTCCGATCGCCCACGCAGCTAAGCCTTTTTTATATACCTCCGAGATAATCGATCTCGGGATCTCTGTCACTTTGGAGACAGCTCGAATGAATCTATCCTGTTGAGATCCGGACTCCATTTTTGATGTTGCCTCTCGAATCTCCATCCTGAGCTTTGATGCTGAGAGCGTATATCGAGAGGGACGAGTTTCGGATTTTTTGTCTCCGGGAAGAGGAGCATATTTGTCTTTACTCTTTCCCGATAAACGCTTTCGTATTTCTGCCTTTCGTCGATCTGCTGTCGATTGTTTTAAACCAGAGAGATATTTTTGAGGAACTTTTTGTTTCGCCATATTTAAATCCAGAGAGAGAGAGGAGAGATCATCTCCTCTCCCTCAGCGCATAATCCGATTAGTACCAATACCAAACCATCAAGCCGTCTGCATTAGCGAGAGCTGATCCGAATGTCAATCGAGCGACACCACCTGATCCACCTGTAGCAGAAACCTCGAACTCATCCTCATCCGCAGCAGTATCTCCGAGAGCTGTCATATTCCGGAGACTCAAACCGTTTTTAAATACGAGTACAGAGTTGACAGCTCCTGTCGGGAGAGCTTGTCCGAGATCGAGGGTTGTAGTACTTGATCCGGAGATAGCGAATCCTTCCTGAGCAAAAGTAATTCCGAGCTTACTCGCAATCACGCTTGAGTCGGAGAGCTTACTAGAGTTTACGGAGTTCGAAGCCAAAGCGGTTGTTCCGACCGCTCCTGCTGAGATTTTACTCGCTACGACCGAGGAGCTAGCGAGAGCATTTGAGTCAACAACACCAGCCGAGAAGAAAGCAGAATCGTTGATCGCTGAATCGGCTATTTGAGCAGAATCGACCGAATCTGTCGCTAATTTCGCATTCGTAATTTGAGCGTCTCCGACGTTGCTTGTCTGGACGACAGCTGATCCGAGCTTAGAATTTGTGATACAAGCGTCTTGGAGCTTACTTGTCGAAATTTGAGCATCTCCGACCTTGGATTCGGTGACACTTGCACTAGCGAGCTCTGATGTACCGACAGCACCGGAAATTATTTGAGATGCTCCGACAGAATCACTCGCTAATTTCGCTTGTGTAATTTGCGCATCTCCGACGGCTGCTGTCAAAACTGCACCTGTACCGATTTTAGCCGATACAACAGCTCCTGAGGCTATTTTAGCCGAGGAAACTCCGGAATCAGCGATCGAAAGATCATCTCCGTTTTTCTGCAAACCTCCTGAAACGCTTATCATCCCGGTTCCACTGAATCTGACGAAAGTGATCGCTGTTGTTCCGAGTGTCACGGAATCATTGGTACATACGAAACCCTGATCCTCATAGGTGTTTCCTTGTTTTA